TGGTCAACTCTACCACTTGGAAATATAAAAGGCTTTCGAGTGAATGCAGATGTCATTGCTTTATGAAAAATTTTAACATTTTGCATGGGATGATCCACTCCATATCTATCTAATGAAGTTTGGATGTATTTGACCTTATATTCATTTGTTTTTGAATAATGGTCAACGCCATACTTATCGAATAAACATTTTTTCCAATATTCTTGGTTACTCATAGGTCGACGTACACCTATTTTTTCTAAATATGTTTGAGATATTTTTTCTTGTATGAATGCACTTTGTAAAGGAAATCTAACACCATAACGTTGAAGATGTGTTTGTCTAATTTTTTCAAATGTTTCATCGGTATTGAAGGCATATTTTACCCCAAGCTTTTTCAGGTTGGTTTCAACAGCCTTATCTCGAATACTTTGTAATTTCATATGGTGAGTTACTCCATATTTTTCTAAACACGTTTCTTTAATCCGTTCTTTTATAATTTCACTCGCAAAAGGATTAGCTGCACCATAACGTTCAAGATTAGTTTTAGCTCTTCTGTCTGGGGCACATTGTGGACATCGCCTACCACGTTTTATATCAGAATACGCCATATTAAAAATATGGTTATTATTGCATTTAAAAGTAACTTTCTTGTTAGTTATATATTCTAAAATTGTGTAGTCGGGTATTGACTGTTCAATTTTAAGTAGTTCAAATCTTTCGATAACCTCATCAAGTGTTTTTCGACCAGGATCAATACACTTGGCGCAAAATTTTGTAGATTTTGGTTTCATCAGGTCATTATATGCCCCTGTACGTAATAATCCACAATTGCCACATTCGTACTTAAACTTCCCATTACCAGTCTTCTCAAGTAATATATGTCCAGTATGGTCAAATACATCATTCTTTTTTTCTTCAAATATAGAATCCATCTTTATTCTTTATTTTTACCTTAAAAAATATTCAATTTTTATTTTATACTTTTGAGCATAAAATAAATTGTTTGTGCGGAATCCAAGTGCACCTACAAAACGGGGAAACCCAACGCAATGGGATCCAATTGAATCAAACGATTCAATCCTTTAAGGCTCTGGTAAAGCTTCTTTTTCAAGTTTACTTTTATCCCTAAAGACAGCTCGGAAATATACCTTACTGTGGGCTGACTGTACATTGAGCCATCCTAGATCTGACTTCACAAGTCAGATAGGACAACCGATTGATGACCCAGTCGATAGCGATATCACTTAAAGTTACCTTTAAGCTACACCGACGGTCTTGTCCAAATAGCTCCCGAACTATCTGAATTTTAACCGTTTTCATCAACCTTGCCTGTTCCGATTCAATTTAGGTTAAAAGTAACCTTAATCAAATCACTAGGTGTCGACTGTCGTCGACGTACCACTTATAGCCACTTGATGATCAAAAAGACCATTAGCCCGACTATAAGCCGACTAGACGGTACCAAAGTATCATGTTAATTCATGATTCAAATTAAGGTTATAAAAACCTTAATATCGGTCTCTCACGAGACCACTTCCGCCTGTTGTGGAGCGTTACAAAATTACCTATTTAACAAACTGTTATGTAATTTTGTGGTGTCTCTCCACCACTAATTCGAACAATATTATTATTGACGCATAAAATGATAAATTCATAAACTTGATTATAATTTGAACCTGGTAATCCACCAGTAGCACCTGCAGCGGCAATAGCGGCTGGGCTTGCTTGTGGGACAACAGACACATTGGTCAATTTGCCGTAGTTGGTAGAACCCATAGGATCAAGGTCATAAAAGTGTAGAGAATAAGAGTACAAATGGTAGCCAATGAAAGATGGTATGGTTGGAGCATGATAGAATGGATTAATCAAGGAGAAATAATCTGATCCCATCGCACCTAAACGATTGGTGTTCTCATAAATCAAAGTTGTATTGGCAATAGGGTCAAATGAACCGGCCGGTTCATAGTTGACCGATGCGCCGGTGACAACTGGAGAAGATGTAGCGTAGTTTGACCATTCAGCTGGACCAGTCTTGTTACGAACCGAGAAAAATAGTGCTTTAATGGCGTGAGAGAACCTAATGTCAAATGTTGGACTTGAATTGGTCAAAGGCACATAGTTTTGTCGTGGTGCAGTTTGAACCTGTTCAATTAGGATGTCTCGAATGGCACAGCCCATCCTACGACGTTCTTCGTTGGAAACAATGGCGTAATTGGCCCATACTTGAACTGGTCCAAGAACTGGGGCGGTTAGAATGTGGGTTCCAACCGTGATTGTTTGGTATGGACTTGCTGGTGGGGCGATGGCAGAATTTGTTAGAATCAACAATTCAGTCCAATCTCTAAAGTTAAAGTTGATTTGCATCTCATTGTAAGGCAAAGCCGCTGTAGGGAGGGCAACACCAGTGTCACGAGAGAAGAAGAATGGCAAAGGTAAGTTAAGGCTGGTTCCACCAGCACCACCCAAAGCACCACCTGGGGCTACTGGATTGATCAAAGAAGAGACATTACCGATCATGTTATCATACCCATTACGTTTGCTTGCCGGTACGGTGAAAGCAGACCAGAAATCGAGATGATAGTTGTCAAAGCGGGCAGCAACCAAGTCGTTGAAAGTAATGGTTGCTTCGCGGATCAGATTGTGCATCAAGTTTCTGGTCCATCTTAAGGCAAAAGTTGGAGCCACTAGATTACTGAGTGTAACTTGTGGTATATTGACTCGTAGCCAGGTCTGTAACAAGTAATCTCCAGCGCGTGAAATAGACACCGACCATTCTTGTCCAAAAGCGGCATTGCCTGTATTTCTGGAAAGTGGTACCGGCACTTGTGTGAACCAAGTCGACTTTCTGATTTCTCTTACAAAGTATGCTGTCGCAGTTGGGCCACCATACATATATTTTTCGATCTCATCAAAAGTTGCGATATCGATAAACCCTGAGGTTATATTGGATGAGGACATAGACATGTTTAATTTATTAGTAGCAATATTTCGGCTGAAAATTTTTAAACCCCATACTGAAAATTTTATCAAATTGAGAATTAATAAAGATATAAATAACCCATGATACAACAAGAAGTTAATGGAGCCCAACGCTTTGGCAAATGTAAAGCGTTGTAGTTCAAAAGAAGTCACTAACGATGGTGCTTCGGAGAGGCCATCGTCGACCACGTCCAGAAAGGACGTGGTTATCAAAGTTGAAGAAATTTATTTGGTTAACTCAAGCTTAAAAATTGCAATAAAAAATTTGAAAAAAATGGAAAAAGCATTAAAATTATATGGTATTTAAACCTCATACTTTTGGTCATTAATAACCTTCATTTCATCTATTAATTCTTCTTCGGTTATCTGGCTATCTTCAATCTCAATATCATTGTTTTTGAAAGTAACATTTTTAAGCTTCAAATTCTCCTTAATTCGATTGTATAGAGTTTTAGAATTTGGACTGCACTTGAAATCAAGGAGAACCACTAAATCAGGAAATAGAGTTCTTTGAGTTTTAAGCTTCTTGGTAGTATAACTATCTTGCGCTCTGATAGTATAGTAGGGGTAGTAATCAGAGTCGTTTCGTTTAAGTAGAACAAATCTTTCACGTTTGGACTCATCCTCAGGTTGCGGAGCGCGATCTTCTACCGCTATACCCAATTTACGTTGAATATTTTTGTTTTGTTTTTTGAGACCTTTATTACCTTCAAGTAGCTCTTCGTTCTGATCTTTGACTTCCTCAAGGCTGATACCTAAAGAACGCATGTATTGTTCTTGGCGCAACATAATTTGTCGATCTTTTTCTCTATCCTCTTCTTGTTTCTTCATATCAAGTCGCATATCAGACATCATTTGTTCTAAATCGGTAATTTTTCTCTGAGACTCTCTATGGTTGAAATAAAGCGTATATTCAACATAAAGTTTAAGGAGGTCTTCAAGGTCGATATAGTAGTCTCTTATAATATGGCCATTTTTGGTCTTGAGTTGCATTATGGCCATTTTAAGGTCTCTTGGTTCCATAATAAGAAATTTAGTACAAGATCTGGCGGCATCATGAGGCAATAATCGTAATTCTTCCAGTATAGTTGGGTATTGCTCTATGTCTTCGTGATTTTGAGACAATTCATCAACTTCAATATCGTTACGTTTAAGCATTTTTAGAAAGGCTCGTTTTTGTTCTCTAATTTCACCCTCATAACCAAACCAATCGAGAACCAGTGAGGACACATGTACTCGGTGCTTCCCAATAACCGCTTGCCAAAAATAGTCAAACATGGTCATATTGAGCTTAAATTTTGTTGTTTTAATAAAATCCATGATATTAAGCAAAGATGCGCTTTGTTTCAAAGCTTTCTTTATCTTAAAGTCAAATGGACCATTTATAGTATCAATAGTTACACCCAAAAATGTGGTATTTTCCATCTCTTTATTGATCTCTTGATTTTCCGAAAAAAATTCATTTTTTAAAGTTAAATTAGCCTTGTTTAAAATTTTATATATTGTAGGTCGAGTAACCCCGAATTTTCGAGTTAACTGTGCTACAGTATAACCACTTTGATATTGTTGCACTATATCTGAACGTTGTTCAGGAGTTAAGTTTCCTTTCGATGATTCCATTTATTTACTATTTTTTATATATATAAAAAATATAAAAAAAATGTTTTGTACTATGTCAACTAGATTTCGAGTGATAATCTTCATATCCAAACCATTTTAAAACACTGGTACTCACCAGGGTACCAGTAATATTAACATTTCCGTTAATGCTTGTTTAAAGATCAGATCAATTATTGTTCCTGGTCTTCGAATGGTATGTTCTTTCAAATGTTTTTTATTCGTGTTAAAGAAGGGAATAGCCATAGTTTGTTTGTTGAGATTATGGTACTTTTCAATCAACGGAGCAACATCAACGTTGAAATATTTCAAATTTTCATATTCTTCAACACTTGTATGATGATATTAACCTTATTGATCCAAAGAAATTACATGGAATCATGTAATTTATTTTGAAGTTTGGTTCATGTTTATGGACGAAATTATCCACATTCAAAAAGATTTAATTGAATATTTTGAATTTGCCCAAAAAGGCGAACATCAACCACGTTCAAAGAAGGAACTCAGATTAACAGTTGATGAATATAACATGATTTTTCAGTGGTATGAAAAAGGTATGTCGGTATCCAATATCTCAAAAAAATTCAAGATATCAAGACCCACGGTATATACCATATTAGACAAGGTACGTAAAGACCTGAAAAAAATGAATTTTTTATCAAAAATGAAGATGAAAATAAAGATATGTCTGACCTTGTAAAAACAAACTTTTTGGGAGTTACTATTGATACCGAAAATGGTTCAACTAACTCTAAAATTAATAAAGCTTTGAATAAAAGCTTAGATCTTCTTGACATCATGAAGTTTGTTGAAGTGACCAAATTTAGGCTCAACATGACCATGTTTGATTATTTTTGGCAAGTTGTTATTGGAAACCGTAGAGTACATCTGTCCTCGACGGTTTTAGAATGGTTTGGATATGAAGGTGAAACTAAAGATCAAAAACGAGCCTTTATTAAAATGCTTCAGCGCAATGATATTGAATATTGTCAACTAATTAAAATCGATAAGGAAATTGAACAATATCCGACTATAAAAGAGGAACTGCAATTAATGACAAATGAAGGCGCCAAACAAAATTCAAAGTTCATTTTAATGGAACCAAAGGATCTTAAAATGGCCATAATGCAACTTAAAACTAAAAATGGCCATATAATCCGACAATACTATATTGACCTTGAAGAGCTCCTTAAATTGTACGTCGAATACACGCTTTACTTTAATCATCGCAAGTCTCAAAAAAAAATAACTGGATTAGAACAAATGATGGCTAAGATGGACTTAGATCGGGAAAAAGATAGACAACGGCTTGAGCGTCAAGAACAAATTATGATGCGTCAAGAACAATATATGAAATCTATTGGTATCTCTCTGGAGGAAGTCAAAGATCAGAATGAAACTCTTATAGACCAAAATGTTGAGCTTCTCGACAACAACAAAGGTCTCAAGAAAGAGGTGAAGAAAGTTCAACGCAAATTGGGTATAGCAGTCGAAGATAGAGCACCTCTTCCAGACGACGAGTCGAAACGTGAACGCTTTGTTCTACTCAAGAGAAACGATGATCAACAACGGGATTATTATCAATATTATACGATCAGAGCTCAGGATAGTTACACCACAAGACGAATCAAGATTCAAAAAATACACTTTCCTAACTTGGTGATTCTGTTGGACTTTAAATGTAGTCCAAACTCCAAAACCTTATATACCAGAATCAGAGAGACTTTAAGTGCCAAAGGTGTCACATTTGATGGAAACAATATTGATCTCGACGAGGCTGAAATAAATGAGGAAGAGTTGTTAGAAGAAATGAAGGTTATTAACGATGCTAAACGAGATGTTTAATTTTAACTACACTCGAAAGGGTGGGTTGTGGTTCTATTTTTTATACCTAAAAAGGTATAAAAAAGTTAATCTTCGTTTAATGGTTTAAAAAACCATTAAAAATAAATGCAATCACTATAACGAATTAATGGATAGAAAGTCCTTTTAATTTTAAATTTAAAATTTCAATCTCCTTTTCTAACAAAGCCGATTTAGACCTTTCTTTTTCAACTTCCAAATCTTTATCTTTAATGGTTACTTGGTGTTTAGATTCATTTAACTCTAGTTTGTGGTTCAACTTCTCCATCTCCGATGAATGCGTCAAATTTAAGGTCTCCAACTTCCTCTCTAATTCTATATTAGTTTTTGTGATGTCAGTCAAGCATCCTCCAAACTCTTTTGAAAAATCAACGTACTTATCACTTAAAAGTTTTAATTGTTGGTTCGAAAGAACCACAATTTCGTTTGTAATCTCGTTATTGTGTTGAACCTTTAAAAATTGACATTCTAAATCATCAGATAGATAGTTTTTAAGCTCGAGTTCAACCTTGGAAATATATTGTGGATCAATGTAAGCATACTTAGACAACTTAATTTCTAATGGCGACCAACTATGTCTGTGTTCTCCGGTTCTTCTACACAAATCTATGCTTTTGCCGTACTTGTAAACCTTATTTGAATTTTTGTGGCTTAAGAGAGCCTCTTTAAATTCTTCATTTTCTTTAAGCTCTTTTACACCACCTAAACAAAACAAGTAGATACATGGAGTTGAGGTCACCGAGCACTTTAAAACATTCTTCACCGACTCAGGGTCTGCTCCACCTTTAATCTGTTTTGATAATTGCTCTCGTTGTTCTTGGGTGCCTAAATGGGCTGTGTACACCACTTTGGTTGCCCATTTCCTAAATCGTTCGACTATTGGATTAGCTCTAGAGGTATAAATTACTTTGAGCAATCCTTCGTACGTAAGAAAAGTGACTCTACCATCTTTATTTCTGTTCGACATGAACTCATCATTGATGAGTTCATCATTAACAAAAACTTTGTAATGTAATGGTGTAGAATAACCTCTTTCTTTATTAAATAAAGTAACCTTTGTAAGGTTCTTCGCATCAAAAACTCTTGCGACATCTTTAGCTTTGAAAAACACCTTATCCTCACTTCTTTCTCCTCTTGTTTCAACATTGTATAGATTACCTTTGTCGTCCATAAATTTTTCTGAATCTTCAAGTTCTATTAAAGGTGGTAGAGGATCATACTTGTACACACAATTTGAATTGAGTGAAGGTAGACTCTTTTTAGCCCATTCTTCGGAAAGAAATAATTTAGATTTCAAAACCTTAGAAGTCACCACAAACGGATTATCTTCTAGCTTCATAGCATACAAATGGTCTGTGTTGGGTATATCATGTTTTTTAACTACTCCTCTAATGCTGGTTCCACAACCTTTGAAGAAGAGCGAATCAAACGTTTTTAGTTCGTTTGCAGAGTAGTATAGTTTGTTATTGATAGTATATGTATTTGGAGGTACAGTCATATTTATTAACTAAAAAAAAATTATTTAAAAAACAGATAATAAAATGGAACAAACAAAAAATCTTGTAGAAAGCTTTGAATAAAAGCTAGACCCTCATCATGAAGTTTGATGAAGTGAACCTGTCCTCTACGGTTTTTGTGAATTTTTAATGGTTTTTTAAACCATTAAAAATAAATATTTTCATCATTCTTCATCACCCCAATCTTCGTAGTCTGTGTCATCTTCAGACCAATGGCGATCCGAAGGTAAATAATCCGAGTCATCATCATACTCAAACGACGATTCATTGTTGTACAAACAATCTTCGCACATCCATTCAGAATCGAAAAAAATTGGACGAAAATTCAATACCTGGAAAACGAGCTTAAAAAGAACCCTAAGTAATAAGTTCATCTTTATTTGATTATTTTTTTCAGAGACAACTTCAATTTTCCGCAAAAGCCATTGTTCTACAAAAAATCAAACTTATCATTTAGTAGTTTACTTACCTTTGTTTCAACACAAAATATTTTATGGAAGACCAAACCTAACAAAAAGGATAATAAAATTCCATTAAATTTTGTAATTGCAAAAATTCTGGCTAAAAGCAGCCCTAAAACAATAGTTAAAAGTACATCAATTATTGAGATGTCAAACAACCTTAATTTTTGTCGTATACCTTCGTTGGGTTTACCAAGCACGTCTCTGTATTGGCATAGATTTGGAAATTTAAACGTTGATTCCTCCATTTATTTTATATAAAAAAATTGAAATAATTTTTTATAATTGAGGTCAAAATAAAGATGAATGCTTTAATCGACTTGACAAAGTGTCGTGAATATATAACTGTAACTATTGGTGGAAAGAACCAACAAGTAAAATTAAATGGAACCATAGACGATCCGTATTTCTGTCATAATGAATTATGTGCTGTTTTAGGGTACAAAGATCCTAAAGATGCACTTAAAAGGTATGTTGATGGAGACGATAAGATAAATTTGAAAGATCTAACTAACAAGTTGGTGGGAGCTGCTCCCACCAACTTGTTAGGTCAAATTAACCATAATTTAAATTATCATGAAGGTAAAGCTTCATATATATCTGAAACCGGTTTATATTCTTTGATTTTATCGTCCCAAGCACCATTTGCAAAAGAGTTTAAAAGATTGGTATGCAAGACCATACTTCCATCCATCCGAAAGTATGGTTCATATCAAGTTGAATCTCAATTAACTCAAGCTATGGAACAACTAGCCATAAAAGAAAAATCTGAAGAAGATTTGAAAAGAGAAGGAGAAGAACTAAGAAACAAACTTGTAAAGGCTGAACGTAAAGCCATCAGAGTCAACAAGTTTATGAAGAGAATAACCATTAAAGAGAGAAAGATGGAATGGATCTACATAGCCACAAACGATTTTTATGCACTCGAGAGACTTTGGAAAGTTGGTTCTACCATACGTTTAAGTAGTCGTATTGGTGGGTACCATACCGGTCGAGCTAAAGGGGTTGGAGATGGGTACTACTATGTGTTTGCCATAAAGTGTTACAACTCAAAGGATGTTGATAACCATATTCAGAAACTCTTAGCCGACTTCAAGTGGAAAGACCCTAAACAATCTGAGGAACAACAAAATAAAGATAACAGGTCCGAAATGTACCATGGAATCAAGTTTACAGATTTAAAGGACATAGTCACCTTTATCGTTAACAACTATGACGCTAGCGTCGACTACATCAACAACTTTATCAGAACAAGGTTAGATCAGAGCCTAGAAGAAGAAGATGTCATCCCACCACCATTGGACTTCAAGAGACTAACATACCAGATCGGAGAACACATCGAAACCATTGACCTAGAAGAAGAGGAAAGCGAGTCTATAAGAGAGGCGTTTGAAGACATTTTGACTAGTATCAAAGAACAACATGAACGAAATGAAACGGTTGTCATACAACGAAAAGATTTAATGAACCGACTCGTCAACGTCTCCAACTCGAACAAAAAAAACTTGTGGAGCCAAATCAAAGAACTCACTGGGTGGGCCAATTCTAAATCCGAGCTCGACGATGGAAACTTCAAATACAAGATAGTTTATTAATTGTGGTCAAAAGAACCACAATTTGAAAGAAAGTGGATGCTAGGCACTAGGCGATTTTATGCTTCCAATAAGCATAAAATTGAAATATGATAATCTTCCGTAGGGGGTACCCTTGCTCGAATTGTTAAATCTCGCTTTTATGCTTCATATAAGCATAAAAAGTTCCCTTTTCCTCCTAATATCTTGTATATACAAATGCTGAAGTAGGCGATGTCAACCAAAATTTGACATCATAAACAACATTATCTGTTACATTCCACATACTAATACTTGCACCTTCTCCAATTTGATCTTTATTTCGTTGAGCACCATTGCCTATAACAACTGTTGATGGGGATGCTGGAGCTTGGTCACGAGCAGCATACGTTCCTCCACCTTGTCCAGCAGAAACAGTATTAATGGCCCCACCCCCTAAACCATCAGATTCTTCACATTGAGTCAAAACCGTTTTTATACCACCTACTCCACCGACTGATAATCGACCATTTGTTCCCAAACCAAATATCAATGTCCCAGAAGTCAAAGTCGTAGTTGTTGTAACATTCCCTTGTACAACAGTTGCACCAACTACAGCTAAAATTCCACCCGTTAATGATAGACCACCTCCAAGAGTAATTTCTGATACAGCATTGGTACCTGAACTACCCATTAAACGAGGATTTGCTGTTAAATTAGTCATTTTTGCAAGAGTTATAGACAATGGTTTGACGACTGCAATTCCAGAGTTGGCTGCCGTTGCATTAAGATCTCCGCTAGGGTCAAATTCAACCACGCCGAACTGGGCAGCTCCGGCCTTGCTCAAAGAACTAGAATTGACCGATAAAGTTGGTCCAGCTCCAACAGTTAAAGATAGACCTGAACCTAAAATAATATCATCAACATTTGTGGTTGAGTTAGTACCTTTAAGAGTATTTGCTCCACCAGGATTAACTTTAGGGTTGGTAACGTTGGCGTTTGCTATTTTGGTTG